CCTGGGCAGCCTCCACCGCCTACGTCCTGGGCGACGTCCGGCTACCAGGCACCGGCCTGGAGAACGGCTTCCGGTACGAGTGTACCACTGCCGGCACCTCGGGAGGCTCAGCTCCCACCTGGCCAATCACCGAGGGCGCCACCGTCGCAGACAACACCGTCACATGGACATGCCGCCTGGGCAACCACCTGGGATCAGGAGCCAACGGAGCCACCCTGGCATTGTCCACCATCGACAAGCTCATCGACCTGGTCCGGGGCGCCAAGCCCGACCTGCTCTTGATGAGCCGCCGGTCCAGGAGGAAGATCGTCGGCCTGGCCAGGGCAGCCGGCACCAACCTGCTCATCGGAGAGGGCAAGCTCGGCGAGATCGTCGAGTACTTCAACGGCATACCGGTCGCAATCTCCGACTGGGTCAAGGACAGCTACACCGTCGGCTCTTCCACCGACTGTTCCGCCATCTTCGCCTTCCAGGCAGGAGAGGGCGCCGTCTGCGGGCTGACCAGCCCGGAGATGCTGCAAATCGAGCGTCTTGGCTCCCTGGAAACCAAGGACGCCGCACGTACCAGGATAAAGTGGTACGTCAGCATGGCCGACTTCTCGATAGTCAAGTGCGCCATGCTCACAGGGGTGAGAGACTAGAACGACAGTAAACCTACCCTCATACTCACCTCCCTCTCGAGTTTCGAGGCGGGAGGGGGAGATTCAAGCCCCCTCCCTTTCCTCGAAGGTAAGGTGAAACGATGAACCTAGTTGAAATGAGAGCCCGGGTCCGAGAGGACCTGCAGGACACAGACAGCCAGAACTACCGCTGGACGGACGACGAGGTCGATGGAGCCATACTCCGGGCAGTGGACGAGTACTCCATACATGCCCCTATACAGCAGCAGACCGATATCGCCACCACCAACGACGACAACGAGCTTGCCATATCATCCCTATCCGGCATACTAAAAGTCGAGGCCGTCGAGTTTCCCCTGGGCGAGACGCCGCGCCACCTCCAACACATCGACTACTGGGCAGGCAAGCTTTATATGCAGGACGACGGCGACGGCAGCAACGCCCGGGTGCGATGGCTGAAGAAGCACACCCTGGCAGCCGGCTCAACGACCATACCGGTGGAGCACGACGAGATTCTTGTCCTCGGCGCGACAGGCTATCTGGCCATGTCAGCCTCGGCCAACACAGTGGACAGGGCCTTCATAGCCGGCCATTACGGCACCACCAGCTACAAGGCCTGGGGCATAGAACGCCTCAAACGCTACGACATGAGATTGAGACAGGTGGACCAGGCCAACAGAGTGACGCAGAGACAGCTCTATACGGAGGAGTGAGGAACGATGAACAAAGCAAAAGGAGCGATTAAGAAGATGAGCCAGATCAAAGACGCCATCTCGAAGGAGAAGACCAAAGAGGGCCTACCCAAAGAAGCCTTCGCCATCGTCGGCGATCCCAAAGACCCGGAGACCTGGAAACTACCCCACCACACTAAAGCCATTCTCCGGTCCCGAGGTCGGTTAGACCTGGAGAAGTCGGTCGACTGGGACCGCATACCGGCGGCAGTGGCAGCCCTCAGCCCTGGAGGCCACAGGGGAGAGAGGGTCCAGGCCTCGGAGGAGGACATCATCAAGGCCGCCAGGCACCTCGCCCATCATTACCAGGCAGCCGGCAACTCCGTCCCCGATACCCTGGGCGCCCTTATCTGAAACAGCCAGGCAATGGAGGTTTATATGAGTGACTTTATTCCCGTGGAAGTATCAGCAGCACTGGGCCTCTTCATGGGCTGTCTGGCCAGAGCACTATTGCCCTTCCTCAAGAAGAAATACCAGGAAGCCGACGCAGGAATAAGATGGGAAGGCAGATACACCTGGACCCTGGCGTTCGCCATCTTCATGTCCTTCGTGGCAGCCACATTCCTGCTACCGGCCTTTGAGATACCGGCGAGCAACGTCTTCCCCCTGGCCTTCATCATGGGTTGGTCGTCACTGGATATAGTCAACGGACTGGCGAAGTAGGAGGAAAACATGCAACTAAGAATCAGGACACAGCAGGTAATAGACTGCCCCAGGGAAAGGAGGGTCGTCCCCCTCCACGCCCTGGCAGCCGGCGCAAATCACGCCCAGCTCACATGCCGGCGCTGCCCCCACCACAAGAAGCACAGCTGCGGCCACCTCACCTGCACATACCAGGGACAGGAGACCACTTGAAGAGGTCACTCGGCAAACTCTGGCTAGACGTCCGACAGTTCCTCAACGTCTACCAGGAGTGGCACGCCCTGGTCAACGGATTCTCAGAGGTCCTTTGCCCCTGGCCTCCCAGGCACAAGCCCTCACCCGAGAACGAGAAGGACATCGCGGACGAGTATCACTACTACATGTGGGGTCGGGCTCTGGGGATCCTGGCGTGGATTACTATAGCTTGTGTCATCAAGGAGGTCTTCTGGTGAAGCTCAAAGACCAAAGCTCAAAGCCCAAACTTGTCATTTGGACTTTGGACTTGACTTGTCATTTGGATTTTGACATTTGGATTTCTCCGAAGGAGGACCATGGCTAAATCAGGGCTTAAGCACATCGACGTCGGAGCAGAGCTCACCAAGACGGAGTGGGAGAGCGAGGACAGCCACGACCTGCTCCACGGCAGCAGCTTCCCCGGCACACCGGTCGAGCGCCAGCTATTCTACCGGGACGACGAGCATAAGTGGTACATCTACAACGCCTCATCCTGGGTCTGGCTCGGCGGCGGCGGTGGCGGCATGGCCGACCACGGCAACGAATACCACACCCCAGACTTCGCCGAAGCCTCCCATACCCACGCCCAGTTGCACACACAGGGCACAGACACCGCCCTGGGAGCACTCGGCACCAAGAACCCGCCCATCGATGCAGACAAGGCCATCTTCAGGGACAGCGCAGACTCCGACAACCTCAAGACGTCCACCTGGTCCCAGATTAAGGCCTTCCTCAAGACCTACTTCGATACCCTTTACGCCACCCTAGCCCATACCCACGCCCAGCTACACGATAGGCTGCACGCCATTACCTCAACCTCCGACCACTCCAGCTCAGCCACCAGCGGAACGATATTGAAAGCCGACGCCAACGGCCTGCCGGTCAATGCCACCAACACAGACGCAGATGTAGCAGACGCAGTAACAAAAAAACACACTAATACCCTGGACCATGCAAGGCAGCATGGCATAGCTACTACTGCCGACCACACTAGCGCTATCACCGCCGACAAGATGGTCAAGGCAGACGCTAACGGACTGCCGGCACAAGCTACCAACACAGACACCGAAGTCGCCGACGCTGTCACCAAGAAGCACTCCAAGGTAATCAGCTTGACCTTTATCATAGACGGCGGAGGCTCAGCCATCACCACCGGCCAGAAGGGGCACATTGAGATACCCTTCGCTTGTACCATTACTGGCTGGACTCTCCTGGCCGACCAGTCCGGCAGCATTGTCCTCGACGTCTGGAAAGATACCTACGCCAACTTCCCTCCCACCGTAGCCGACACCATTGCCGGCTCGGAGAAGCCAACGCTAAGCTCAGTCCAGAAGAACCAGGACCTCACCCTCACCACCTGGACAACCGCCGTGTCTGCCGGCGACATACTCGCCTTCAACGTCGACAGCGTTGCCACGGTAACCAGGGTCACCCTCAGTATCAGGGCGGAGAAGAGCTAATGGCAACAATACTTACCGAAAACTTTAACAGCTATAACGACGGAAACCTGGACGGACAGGGCAGCTGGGCCTACTACCTGGGCCACCCCCAGGTGCAGGGCACCACCGTCAAAGAGGGCGCCAAGGCCGTCGCCAACGGGTCATCGGGAGACGACGTCTCCACCAAGACCGGCACAGCCCGAACAGCAGGAAAGACAACCTTCTACGCCCTCATGAAAGACCACGCCAGCTGGACCAGCGGCCGGCGCCTTGAGTTCCGCTGCATACAGGGCAGCAGCTGGGGCAGCTCCCCCTTCATCGACGTCGGTTTCTGGCAGGACGGCTATATCAAAATATGGGACGGAGGCAGCGGCTGGATCAATATCCAGACCTACAACGACGACCAGTGGTACTGTGTCGAGATCGAGTGGAGATACACCCCCGACTACAAGTTCCGCGCCAGGGTAGACGGTGGAACCTGGACCAACTGGTACATCGGCTACGGCGGAAACTGGACAAGCGGCCTCAACCTGGTGGGCTTTGACCTCTACTGCAACCTGTACCCCAAGCAGTTCCTCGACTACATCGCCGAAGACCCAATCCCTACCGGAATACCAGCCCGAAGCTCCGCCTTCGTGCTAGGCTAACATGAGAACACTCACCGCCACCCTACTCGCAGCCCAGAAGAAGCCCCGCCGCACGCCCTACGTCGAAGCCAAGGTCTATGACTACGAGGCCGGAATCAAGAGGCTATCCTGGACGAGACTCTACACCGGCAGCGAGCCCGACAACCATCACGGCATAGCCTTCGACGGCAACGGCGACATGCACCGAATCCGTGCCGGCGCCGGCGGCGCCCTTTACTACCAGAAACAGGACTGTCCCTTCGATACGCCCCCCACCTTCCCGATGACCTTCCCCATCCCCATGGTCGACCCGCCCGCCCTTGATCAGTGGACCCAGATTGCATCGGATTGCGACGGCCCTTGTGCGATCGCAGCCTACGGTACCAAAGTCTACATATTCTACCGCAAGACAGACAACACCCTACGGAAGTACTACTCCCACAACTACGGCCAGGACTGGACCAACGCTCAGCTCTATGCCCTGGCCGGCACCTTATCAATGGCCGCCTGCTGGAAGGGAACCACCAGCACCGTCGTCTGCTTTGTTGCCACCCTGGTCAAGGTCAGCGCTATTGTCCTGGACACCGACACCCAGGCCGCCACCGAGTATTACTACAACCACGCCCTCGATACCACCTACGGCATAGGAGCCACCTACGACGGCGGAGACTTCCCCATCGTCCTGGGAGGGAAGGACACCGACTCCGGGACAGGAATAGTAGAGTACGCCTTATACCGCACCAGGCTGAGCTCCAGCTACTCATTCCTGGCCTTGAAAATGCTTATCAGCGCCCACGATGACGTATCGACCGCCTTCAAGTACCCCGACTGCCATTTACCCGCCGAAGTCTTAACGCAGGCGGGCGACCACTACGAGGCCATACACCTCACTGTGGTAGAGGACTACACCGGTGTCACCGCCTATACCCGCCCACTCCTCGCCCACCTGGTCAAGGACACGACCTGGTCCGCTGCCACCATCACCGAGCCGAAGCCCTTTATCGACGTCAGCTCTCCCTCCGGCCTCCGGGTCATAGCCGACAGCGCCTACTGGTGGATCTCCATGCCGGCAGGGCTATGGCGAGCACCCCGCCCCGCTGCCGACCCCCTGGACCTGACTCCCTACATCCAGGAGCTCCACCAGGTCATCGGTCACCAGCGCCCGGGATCCCTGGTCCTCCAGCTTGACAACTCCAAAGGATACTTCGCTTCCCCGGGAGAGGGGGATCTTGCTTCGCTTCGCTTTCGCGCCGAAATTCAGCTACGCCTGGGCTATAAGACCACCCAGGGCCCCGAGGCCCTCGACAACCTCACCTACTGGATAGATTCCTGGCAATACACCTCAGAACCCAACCGCTCAGCTCTCACCCTGCACTGTGTCGATCTCTGGGGCCTCGCCTCCCAGTGGGCAGCCCGCTACTCGCTACGCTGGAATTACACGACGTTCCAGCCGTCCCGGGTGTGGGAGGTCCTCTACCAATTCCTGGGCCGCCTCGGCATACGACTCTGGAACAACCCCTCCGCCCCGAAGAGCTCCACCATCGATGACTACTACCCCAAGTTCCTATCCCGGGGCGGTACCATGGCCGATACCCAGCTTCGGCGCCTGCTAAGCTTCGTTACCGACGCCCTCGTTCCGAGCCAGGCGCTCTGCTTCGCCAAGAACCTCCTACCCGCCGAAACGTCGTCCTACGAGTACGACAACACCCCAGGCTCGCATCCCGTCTACGCCGGCGCCTACGCCCACCACCTCACTACCACCCACACCCAGGTCAGCGGAGACACCCAGGACGAACCACCCGTTCACGTCCGGGAAGCAGCTTTCGACTGGGATTTACTATCCCTGGGCATCGACAACCTCACCATGCAGTACGACGCTAACCTCGAGGCACCCGACCAGGCTGAAAAGAGGGCGGACGCCTTACTCAGGCATGAGACTCTAGAAGCCATGGGGGACCAAATCGTAGTGCCGACGAACGTTGGCCAGGACCTCTACGACGTCATCACCGTCACCGACAAGCGCTGCGGCATCGACCAGGCGAAATACCGGGTACTCGCCATCCGCACAGACTACGATCGCCACAAGGCCCAATACGAGCAGAAGCTCACCCTGGGGGCGCCATGACTCCTCGCAGATGGGCCACCAATACGAGAGCCTGGGCCTACCGCTATCTGGCGGTCAGGGACGGTGAATACTGTGCCATCTGTCACGCCACCCCGACTACACAAAATGCTTCGACTACACAGAATACTCTGGACATAGACCACGTAGACGGCAACCCCAACAACAACCACCCCGACAACCTCCGCCTCCTTTGCCGCCAGTGCAACGTAGCCACGTCAAACAGGTCCAACCCGCGCAAAAGCGATTCAAGTGACTTGTGTGTGTGTGAGAGAGACAGAAGGGAAGGCCGGCCGTCCACACGGATTGCCAGGAAAGACGCAAACTACAGAGAAGGTAGCTCCGAGATGCAGGCCAACCTGCTATACGAGGTGAAATTCAGACGATGGCTGATGCGCAAAGTCACAACTGAAGGAGGCTACGACCGGACCACCGCAATAGCAGAAGGAGCCGAGCTCGTCGGCTGTTCCCCTGCCACCACCGCCAGGTACATCACAAAACTCACATCGCCCTCGGGACCACTCATGGAAATGGACGACGCCCTGTACCACCGCATCCTAATCCTTAAACCACACCTCACAAAACCCGACGACACATAACCGTGAACCCGAACTAGCCCATCGACCCCAACTGCCTTCGAGATTACCGGGCCGCAACAACATGGAACTTTTGCCGTTCACGGTGCATGTTTGACGTCGCTCGTCGCAATGCAATATCCCAGGTCTGTCTAATGGGGTAACAAGAAAGCCATTCTTGTTTGATACGATGGCCGAAGTGCAGATTCAGACATGGTTTAATTCATCCATTCTTTTACCCCTCCATGGTGTGAGCAGGTGCCACTTCTGCTTTGGCTCACGCTACAGGTTCCGTCCCAACAAATAGCGGTGGCTTGCTGACACGGTATGTATCTTCCGAGTGTGTATGAGTAGCACGTACAGGGCGATACAGTAGGGGATACAGTAAATGTGCCTGTCAGACCACCGAGTTCAACCCCATAGGTGCCCGTAGATTCTCTGACCACAGCGAAGCTAACGACCTGGCTTTGTCCTGCATCTAAGGTGACGGCTTTGGTCTCCACTTGGCTACCATTGATTTTGAGTACTGCAGTGTAGCTACCTGAGCTACCTCCCGAATTAGCTATGCCGACTGATATAGTCACTGGCTGCCCGGTCTCTACTTCGCGAGGGGAGATGGACAAATTGCTCACATCAAATCGAGCTGGCTCTGGTGGAGACCGCGTGCACTCTCTTTCAGTCTCAACCGAGTATGCCTTTCCATCACTTGTCACTACGATAATGCCGCAAGTATCCGTGCCGTATATTTCGGCACCGACCTGATTAAGAGCCGTGAGCGTCTCTTGGTGGGGATGTCCATAGCTGTTACCTTGCCCAGCCATGTAGATGGCACATTCAGGTGTAGTTGCCTGCAAGAACTCCATTGATGATGCTGTTCGTGAACCATGATGGCCCACCTTCAGTATCTCGACATCTGGAACGACACCCTCTACGAGCATACTTACTTCAGCTTCCTGCTCGGCGTCCCCCGTAAACAAGAAATCAATCTCCCCGTAGCTGAGGCTCAATACAATAGAGTTATCATTAGCGCTGCCGCTCAAATTGGCAGGATTAAGCACATTGAAAGTAAGATTGCCGGTTTGAATAGTGTCTCCTCTTCTCGCTGTAAACACTTCCGCGCCTTCAGAGTTGACCGCCGACATAAACTGGGAGTAGGTTTGCGAAGTAGTTGTGTCGCCATTAAGCCAGATTTCTTCAACCTCAAAGGCATCTAAGACCGCAATAAGCCCACCTATATGATCAGCATGAGGATGGGTAGCTACCATCACCTCAAGGGAGCCATCGACATAATCATCAATGTAGCCGACCACACCTGGGGACTTGTCACCACCATCAATCAGTACTTCAATATCGTTAAGGTCCAGGAGTATGGAATCCCCCTGTCCCACATCAACGAAGTGGATTGTTAAAGCCCCCAGAATCTCAGATGGAGAGTCCTCCTTGATTTGGCCCAACTCAGCCTTGATTTCAGCCATCTGGGCCTTGATGTCTGTCAGCTCAGTCTGCATACCGGTTAACTCAGCCTTTGCGTCACTCAACATCCAGAATGCAGCACCGGCGGAAGCAGCGAGCAACACAGCTACTGCAGAAACAACTACCAGCCACGTTTTCATTCAACCACCTCCTATCTGTCCATACGGATTACCAATATATTTGCACGTCAAGTACAGTCCCCAGGTTTTCCCATGCTGCACTCCACCCTAACTCTGGGAAGAGGCTTTTAGGCATATAGCTTCTTCCTATTCTGACATCTACCGTCTTGTCACAACTGGATGGGCCAGGCTGCGATGCTTGCAGAGGCCATCAGAACGGATAGAACAAATATTGACAGCAGTTCCTTACGCATGATGGAATTCCCGTGAATGCCGAGAGCGTCTTGTCAGCTTCGTCAGCACTATCCTCCTCCTGAGCTGCAGTCTATCGCCCCTGTATGGCAATGTCAACCATCTCGTGTGTGAGTCACTCTGCCGTCAGGAGTCACAAAACGCTGGTTTCTTGTCTGACGTTGAAGCATTGTCAAATTGCCCACCTTCTTGCGAAGAGTGTAAATGGGAAAGAAGCCACACCACACAATCATCGCATTCACAACAAGGTTGTCATCCACAACAAAGCTGCCCAAACGCCCGGTCCCGCACGGCCGAAAAAGAACACCACAACCACACCACCCGACCCGTCCCCTCCACCCCAACTGGGTTAGCCTGGAACCAATCAACTGGGTCAGCCAGGTTACTCAAACCCCAGACCCGTCCACGTCCAGCCCAACTGGAATGGAGCTCCGTCGCTGCGGCGGGCGCTGGCGGGCAGGCGCATCAACGGCGCTGGGCCGGCTCGCTATCATGCGTTCTGCGTGCTGCTGCCCGCTCGTCACGCCCAGCGCCTCGTAATAAGGTGCGCCTGCCCCGTTTGTTAAATCTTTTCTATCGTTTCATCTCAACGTCACATCCCAGCACGTTTATCCAGGTCCCAACCAGGTACCACGTCAACTCAAACTCTGTCCCCTCTTTTCTACTGCGGCGCGCCGTCCGCCTGGCGGCCCCGAACTTGCTGGTCGTCGTTGCAAGCCCGGGGCGGCGAGAAGGGAAATCCAAGGGGTCGCCGCCTATTACCAGGTCTGTCTGTCGTTACCCGCCCGGTCTGTCTACGCCGTCGTTCCGCCGCTGCTGCGGGCGGCATCGCCGCCGCCTCGACGCCGTCGTCCGACTTCGTCTCGCGTGCCCTTCAGGCAGGGAGCTTACAACCACCGCGCCTTCCCCACCTAGCACTAAGGTCGCCCGGGAGGGCATTGCCACACCTGGCCAATCAACCAAGCACCCCTCCCAACTCAACCACCCATGCTCCCATTCACAGGCGTGCATGCCCTCCCTGCGATCCATGTGCTCCCCTCCCACCCAACCGGGCCAGCCGGGGCACTGAGGAACCCCAGACCCGTCCGCGCCCACCCCACTGGAATGGAGCTGAGCACGGGCCACGCCGGCGCCTTCTCTCGAGCAAGCACACGCACCTACACCTTAGAGGCATCTTTTTCAACACCTTCCTTTTTGGAGACATCGTGGCGCCGAGGGGGTTGTCAAGGGAACGCAATGGTTTAATGCCTTGCGCGAGCCAAAGCTCGCCCTTGACAACTGAGGGAGCCGCCGATCCGACAGGCAAAAAGGAGGTGTTCATGAAAAAGATGGAGTTTAAGGTCAGGTGCGTTAGGGAGTGCTTGCTCAGAGAGGGGAGGGTTTATACAGTGCGTGGCTATAATATGTTGAGTGAGGACGTTGAGGTTGATGGTGTTGGTGCTTGCTTTAGAAAGCATGTGATGGAGGTTAAGTCAAAAGATGACTTGAGGATTGTTGGATATGGCTTGAGTGGTTTTAACAGCTTCGATGAATGGTGGCGTGTTATTGAAAGTTTCTGCGCTGGCAGAAGGAAGTGGTTGTACTACGTGTTCATGAGAAGCTTGAGCCCAAACGGAGTCGGCGAGTAATCGCCGACTCTCTTTTTGCTTTCTTTGAAAAGAAAGCCGGCAAAGAAACTTCACACGTATCCCATCAACCGGGCCAGCCGGGGCACGGAAGAACCCCACCCCTCAACCCCAAGACCCCAGCTCCGATCGCCAGGCGGGCAGGGCGGGCAACAAGGAAGCATATCCGTTCTGCCCGCCAGTGCTCTCGTCGTGGACAGGGAAGCCGGGACGGCCAGGTCGCCGCCTCGAGCGCAAAGAGGAGCTGAGGTTTTCCGCGCGTGAGGCGTCTCCGTGCCTCGCTCGGCGCCGAAAGGGCACGATCTCGGCAGGTCGGCTACGCCTCCGAGAAGGCAGGCCCGAGGCCTCGGGCTACGCCCGACGCTGCGGAGGCCACACAGGTTACACGTGCCAGCCCCACCTTATGCCTGCTACTTTCTTATTGTTTCGTCCCGTGCCGAGCTCATTGCCGTCCGTCCAGCTCGTTGCCGTTGCCCGGTCCTGTGCCCCAGCCCGGTTCGCTCGGCACTACGCCGTACCACCGCTGTGAGCAAGGGTAAAGTCCGCCCCAAGGGGTTTCACTTCCTTACGCAAGCGTAATGGTCGGAAAGTTTCGGCCTCACTCTGCCCTTCGAGATTTTTTCGGGGGCAGTAGCGCCGAGCGCGCACGATAGGGAAATCATTTTGGAGCCCAACAGAACGACAGCACTAGGTAACCAGGTTCGTGCGCGCCAGAGGCGGCGCATTCGTGTGCTAAGGGAGAAAAAATCTCTGCAGATGTGAGTGCACGAAACCGTCCCGATGGCCTACGGCCTCGCCCTTGCTTTCTCTGCATCCCGGGCTGGTCCAGGCCAGCGTTGCACGGGAACTGGGGGAAATAAAAGCAGGCAGTTCCCCCCGGGGTGCTGCTTGCAGAAGGAGGTGTCTCGTGTCCCAAGTCTTGTCCCATTACCCGCACCTGGAGCCTGGTCTCTGTCGCCGTCTTGAGTGCCCTCGTGTGTGCGCTCGAGTCTGCCATTGCGAGGCTGGGCTCCGCCGCTCCCGTGTCCGCCTGGCTGAGCAGGCCCGCCGGCGCTTCGCCGTGCGGGCTAACAGGCGCCAGGAGGAAGTCTGCGCCAGGGTCCGTAAGGCTCGCCTCTGCCCCCAGATCTGCCAGAGGGTCGGCGGGTGCTTCCTCCCCCAGGCGGGCGATCACCCGTCCGAGGCCAAGAGAAAGGTCTTTCGTTGCCAGCGCGCGGTCGACGCGCTCGTCAAAATCACAACAGGAGGTCAGTCATGATTGGTCAGCAATACGATATAACCGACCCGCGCACCCTCACCTGCGAGTTCTGCGACCAGGTCGTCGCCGGCAGGGTAATGGTCAATCTCTACGGGGGCGCCCTCATGGTCTGCCAGGCATGCTATGAGCTACTCCAAGGCAGCCGTGCCAAGCCCTACTCCCGGGTCATGGACAAGTTCGCCATGCGCTCCGTAGGGTACCTCGCCAACGTCAAGATGGCCAGGATGGGGCGGTAGCCATGTACAGCCTTACTATGATACGAGGGAAGAAGGCCGTGTTCATCGGCCTCTTCCCCTCCCTTTACCGAGCCGAGGTGGTCGAATGTAACCTCGAATGGTCTCCCTGCTGGAAGCCACTAATCGAAGAAAAGGAGGTGAATTATGATCACAGCGATCCTGCCCGCGACCAACCACAAGCCAGACTGGGTTGAGCTCCAAGTCGACGGAACCCACACCGCCCGAATCTGGGCCCACGCCGTCGAGGTCAAACTCGAAGAGGCCGTGCACCAGTTCATGGTCACCATCTCCGGCGCCAATGACATCACCGAAGCCTTCCTCTGGGCTGACACCATCCAGCAGAGCAAGGAGTAGCCCCCATGCCATCACAAGCCGACTTCATCGACGGCCCCATACTATACTCCGAGGTCCCGACCAAGTCAC